GTATTAGCCATGATTTTTCCTTACATGCAAGTTGGGCGTATCAGTCTGCATGTCGTCAGCCGGGACTGTCTGATACACCGGAAAGCCCGGAATGTCTGCAATATAGCACGACTTTTTAAATAGTGCAAACGCCGTTCTGTCACACAGCCCCGGCAAAATGTCCGTATGAAGTACCACCTCGCCCCTGTTGATACCAGCAGCCCAGCGGCGGTACGCCTACTCACAGACCTGCAAAAAACATGTCTGCCGTCAGACAGTGTTTACCCTCCCACCGAAGGATTCTGGTATGTCGTTTATTCGGGAAATCATGAGGCCGTGGGGTTCGCTGGTATTGTCGCTTCTAGTCGTTGGACTGACTGTATGTATCTTTGTCGGGCAGGTGTTCTACACGCTCATCAAGGACGGGGGCTACAGACGCGGCTTATTAGAGCGCGTGTTCGGAAAGCGAAAGCGCTGGGGATGAACTGGGTCATCACTGACACCTACGAAAACCCCGCTTCCAGCAACAGTTTAATACGCTGCGGGTTTAAACTGTTTGACCCATCAGACCCGTGGGGAAACAAGGGAACTTTGTTCTGGCGAAAACGGCTGTGATATGCCGCTAAAGGATGTCAAAAAGCGCAAGGAAAAGCAGCGAGAGTACTCGGCTAAACACTACGCAAACAACAAAGCCGCCGTTACTGCCCGTACTCGCTCAGACACGCAAGCCAAACATGCAAAGTGGCGTGCGTTTAAAGCTGGATTTGCCTGCACAAAATGCGGGTTTTCCCACCCCGCAGTCATAGACTTCCACCACATCGACCCCAGCACCAAAAAAGACAGCGTTTTTAACCTTATCGCAAATAAGAGATACGCCGCCGCGTACAGAGAAGTTGAAAAGTGTATTGCGCTGTGTGCCAACTGCCATCGGATTCACCACCACGACGAACGCGCCGAAGCAAAAAAGTCCCGCAAAAAAAAGAAAAAGGGGGCCAAAGCCCCCTGATGTCTGCTATTTGCAAACGAAAAAATCACGCTTCTGTTTTAGCGGCGTCGCAAGTTGGGGCTATAGACGGCTCGTCTTTAACTTCTTCGGCATCTGCGGTAACCAAGTCGTAATTATTAATCCAACCGTTTGTCTGTTGGAACTCGATGAACTCTTGAATAATCTGAACTTTATTGAAGTCGCTGGTTTCAATTGCGATGGACTCGTCGTCAACCCAGTTACTGATGTCAATTTGAACTTTGTACATACTAACTCCTGTGTTTTTTACATACAGCACGAACGCTGTAATGCCATCTTAGTGCGCCATTGTGAAGTTTGAAAGACAATAAAAAAGGGGGCACAAGGCCCCCTCTCGCATAGCCCGCTTGTGGCAGGCTACTGGTTCGCTTTAAGACGAACCGGACGAGCCCCATGCGCCCAATGGATCGCTCCAGCCGAAGCTGTAACGCTCACGAGACTTGTAACGGACGTTGCCCGTGTCAAAGTCGCCGTCCATCGAGTTGGTCAGAGCAGTACGCTCGAAGTGCTTCAGGCCGTTTGGCACATCAGTCATCAAGAACCAAGCATTGGTGTCGGTCAAGAAGTGGTTGATGGCATAGCCTTCAGGGATCGAACCGTTGTTCTTGATCGCGTTGATGTCGTTGTCAGCAGTGCCAACGCGGAGGTTGGTTTCCAACAGACGAGTCGCAACGAATTGCAGAGCAGGCGGAACAATCATCTTGCGTGGCTTGGCTGCGATCAGCAGGCCGCGCTCATCAGTCCATGCAGCGATCTGGATCACAGCATTTTCCAACGAGGTCTCGTTCAGATCAACACCAGTGGTCGGGCTGTTGAAGTTAACGCCGCCGTTGACGAGTGGGTGGCCCACGCGTGCGCTGGAAGAGTTGACGCCAAACAGCGACACACCGTCACCGCCGAGGTACGAACCGCTGAAGCCATTGTTGATGACGCCAGCAGCTTTAACCTGCTTGGTGTAGGCCATAGCGCGAGCCAGACCTTTGGTGTAACGAGCCGACAAAGAGTCGTACAGGTTATCTTCGACCGCTTCTTCAGTGATCGAGAAGCCCAAAGCGATGGTCTCGTGGCTGTAACGTGCAGTGAAGGCTTCTTGCGCATTGTCATAAGCAATGGCTTGGCCCTCGTTCTTCACTGGTGCAGCACCGAAGCCGGACAGCTTGGTTTCTTCTTCAAACGAGCGCTCTGATTTCTCAGTCTCGTAGATTTCCTTGTGCTCTTCGCCGTAGCGAGCGTATTCCAGACCAAACAGTGCGTTCAGGCCGGGGAGCAGTTCTTTAAGTAGTTGTGCGCGTGAAATAGCCATGATTTAGCTCCTTTACAGACCAACAGCGTTGCTGTAAGAATGGTATCCGGGGTTGAACTTCACCAGAATGTCAGTAAATGCGTCACCCACGGTCGAGAAGCCCTGCATGTCCACGAAGCCAACGACGCGGAAAGCGGCAGTGGTTTCGACAGCAGAAGAGCCAGCTACAACGGCAGTATTCGAGTTACCAGTGGTAGTCGAACCAGTCGAAGTGCTTTGCACAGCGTTCAGGAACACGTTTGCACCCAGAGCAGCTTGCGTGACAGAGCCAGCAGACTGAACTTGGAACACAGCACGGTCGTCGTCAATAACGTAAGCAGTGATGGCAGTGCCAGTCGGAGCAACGTAGTTGGCGGGGTAGTACTGAGCGTAGATTACCTGACCTTGCGAGTTCACGTAGGAGCAGCCGACGAAAACGCCGATGCAACCCGTGTTAGCTGTACCAGTGGGGAAACCATTGGTCGTAGCGTCTGCACCAGTCGAGGTAGCAATTTGCAGAAAACCAGACGCGTTTACAAAAACCAGCGATCCGTTAAAGATGTTGGTGTTGTAACCCGCTGGGTTGATGAGAAACTGACGCGTGCTACCAGAGTAAGGTAGACCGCCCAGTTCGTTTACGGCTCGAAAGCCGTAGGGGGTAGCAGTTGATGCCATGAGGCACTCCTTTATTTAGAACCTGAACCAAATCCCTGTCCGCGACTGGATGTTGACTTGCGGTCAGCAAACAGAGGCATTCGAGGGTCGTTATTTCGCATAAAGTGGTTGTCCACGGAGTCCATCTGGTTCTGAGCCTGCTGGTTGTAGTATTCATCACGGGACTGAGCCATTTCGGCAGACATCTTGCAGAGCATGAGGCCACCAATCTCGACGTTTCCAGTTTTGTCACTACCTACCAGCATCAGTTCTGGATGGTCTACCGCTTTGACCGGCACCCAGCCTTCGCGCATCTTACGAGACACGTTAGTTGGGTTTGCTTCGCCGAGCAGATGCGTCATGATCCAGCGGTACACATAACCCGGCTCTGGAGTCGGATCAGGCAGCGCCGTAGGTGGCACATATACAGGACGAGCGGTTTTGTCGCGTGACACGAGATCACGAGGGGTACGATTTTCAGCCATTATTTCTCTCCAATTTTGCAACTTCAGCAGCATACTGCTGCGGGGTTAATCCGTACTTTTTTGCCAGCGCAATTTGCGTAGGCGTAAGTTGAATTTTCTTTGCGCCCGAAGAACGAGCTGCGGGAGCAACAACCGAGGTTGGCCGTTTTGGGGAGTCAGCCGCCTTACGATCTTCGGCATCGCCAAAGACTTCAGGAAACGTAGACTTCACGCGAGCATCAATCCGCTCGAAATATTCACTGCTGCGGGGATCGACCCCGTTGTTGACTAGTTTCTGGTGCAGCCCTAGTGCAAAGCTGGTAACTTCTTCGAACCCCTCGGCCCCGAACCACTGGTTTTTGGCCTGCCAGCGCAGGGTTTTTTCGTCGGGTTGCACCGGTTGGGGTGCGGGTTGCCTAGTTTGTACAACATTTTCTTCTTGTTGTAAAGCAGTTGGCCGAAAGTTTTTTACCGAAGCAATCTTCATCTTGGCTTCGGTCAGGGCTTCCTGCGCCGCAATGATGCCGTCCGTGTCAAACGCTTCCTGTGCCACTTTGTAATCGCGGCGGGCTTTGTCCAACTCGGCTTCGGCAGCTTGTTTGGCCATCTCCCCATACTGCTGGGAGCCGTTGTCCACATACTGTTTGAGTTTCTGGTTCTCCGAGTGCATGTGTTGTGCAATGCGCTCAAGCTCCTGCTTTTCCCGCTGAAGGGCTTCTTTGGCTCGGCGCTCGTCGTGACGGGCGTGGGTCAGCTCCTTAATGCGCTCCTGAGCACCCTTGGTGTAGGTCTCAATCTCCGCATCTGTGGGGTCGGCCACCTCCCGGTCCAAGGGTTTTCGTCCCTTGTCGCGCTCGGGCGTGTCATCGACGATCTCGATTTCGACATCGCCGTCTTCTTGTTGCGAAACTACAACAGTCTCGTCCTGTTCGTCAGGAAACTTAAATTCACCTGCCATTTACTGCTCCTTCAAGCGCGGGTAAGTCCGCGAGGGTCTTGCACAACTGCTTCGATCATGTCGTCATTGATGACTCGAAACTCTTTTCCGTAGATTTTGAATCGCGTACCGGAATATGTACGCACGAGTACAAAGTCACCTTCCTTGCACCACGGGCCACCGGGGAACTTGGCTGCGTCTTTGTACGCGTCGGGTCCGATCTTCATGACAAACAGCACGGTTGTGGCGTGCTCTTCTTGCTTCATGAACTGACCGGCTTTGACAATTGAGGAGTTCTCAAATGTCTCAACAACGTCGGGCACCGCGCAGAGTATCTTCCAACCTGTAGGGTCGGGAAGCTGTCGGGCCTTTTCTTCATCTGTCGCTTCCGGGGCCGGGGCCTCAGTCGGTTGGATGGCTTCGGGTAGGGCAAATGTGCCCGGCTCAAGACTAAGTTCACTCATCTGATTGTTCAACTTTCTTTGCAAGGTCGAGTACATAACGCTCTGCGATAGCCAGACCCTGAATGGTTCCGCAGAGTTTTTGATATTCCTCAAATGAGCGACATGCTCCGCTGGCGGCGTCGTCAGCGTAGTTGTTCATGTCTTTGCGTATTTGTTCGCGCAATACGCGTGCGAAGTCTTGGATCATTTATTTGGCCGGGCCTTTCGGTGGTTGGTTTTTCTGCATCGCCTGTTGGCGACTCCTTGCGATGTCGATGCCCATGCGAACACCTTCTCGTTCTTGGTCGGACTGCAACTTCTTCTCAACCTGCGTGGCCTGCTGGCCCGCTTTGAAGCCGTCCAACGCCAGTTTGCCTTCCAGCGCTCTTTCTTTGAGGTCCAGCTCGTCCGCACGGGCGGCTGCGTCGGCGGCAATTTTTTTCTCTTTGAGTTCTACCTCTTTTGCTTTGATCTGCATGTCCTGCTGCTGAAGCTGGAGCACGGGGTCTTGGGCTTGCTGCTGCGCCTGTTGCTGGGCTTGCTGCGCTTGGCTCTGTTGGAGAACCTGCTGCGCAGCCTGCGCCATCATGGCCGACAGTGCGACCTCGATCTGTGGCGGGAGCTTCTCGTCTTCCGGTGGCAGGGGGATGCCAAGCTGCTGCTCAATTTTCTGACGGTACGCAAAACCAACGTGTTCGGCAATGTGCGCCATCATGGCCCCTTGGATCATCGGAGCCTTGGGGTTCTGGCCGATCAACTGCATGATGATCGGGTCCTGCATCGCGGACATGTGCACCTTGATGTGGGCCTCGTGGTCTTGGTACATGAACGCTTTGACCGGCTCGCTCTTGAGCACCATCATGTTCTCGGACACAGGGTCTCTTGGCTTCTGGTCGTCTGGCAGCGGCACGAGCTTGTCGGCGTTCTTGATGCCCAACACCTCCAGCATGTTGCGGTGCAACAAGGGCAGGTCATAAATCTCGGGGGCCATCTGCGCCATCTGGATGACGGCTTGGTACTGCACCACACGCTGGCTCATGGTTGCCGCGTTGGGGTCCGACACAGGGATGATGTCTACGTGGCGGTAGTCCTCTGCCTTGGCTCTGCGGCCACCACGGTCCGGTTCGTAGTCGTACGCAGGGTCTGTGTAGTCCCGGATGAGTATGGCCAACAGGTGCAGCTCTTGTTTGAACGCGTAGTGCATACGCGCCTGCACCGCCGACATCACTTTGAGCTGGCGCTCCAGCAGAGCCAGAGTTGTGCCCACCGGGGCGTTGGCCGACATGTCGGCAACCTTCATGTCCGCAGTAGCCGCGAAGCGGCGACCTTCCTCAACAATGGTGCCCAGCAGGCTGAACAGAACCGCCGAAGGCTCTTTATATGGCAGCGGCAGGATGTTGTCCCGCAGTGCACCTGAGCCGATGTCTACGTCCCGGAACTCGCCGGGGGCAATCGGAGTGTCATCACCCTTGATCCGAAGTCCGCGAGACTTGAGGCCCCCGGGTAGATTCGATAGTGTCCCGGCGTCCACGAGCTGTCGCATGATGCTGGTGGCCGACTTAGCAAATCCCCCAATGAGGTGGAAGAGGCCGAAGCCATACGCACCGAAGCCGGGAATGTATTGGTAGTGAACGAAGTGCTGGCGCTTGAGACGCAGGTCATCATCTTCACGCCAGTTGCGTCGAATGGACAGAACATCGTTGGTCCCCTTGATGAGTGTTACTACGTACGGCAGAGCGATGCCTGTGGGCTCGCCTTCGTCATCCTCGTCTTCAAAGCCCTTGAGGTCCAAGTCAACGTGGCACTCCATCAGGATGTAACGATCGTCGTTTAGATCACTAAAGCCGGTCTCTTTGTCCTTGGCCTTCTCAATGTTGGTCTGCTCGCGTGTGGGGTCGCCCAGCTCGATGTCACGGTAAAAGCCCGCCTTCTGGAGCTTGATGATGTCGTTCTTGGTCTTGCGCATGATGTGTGTCAGGCGGTAGCAGGTGTCCATGTCAGTCGTGCCGTACGGCAGGATGATGTCTTCTGCGGGCACAAACATTGACACCTGACGCCCCAGATTGGGGTCGTAGTACACCTTCTTGAACGCTGAGCCTGTGGCTGGCAGCGACCACAACATGCGCTCGTGCTCTGGCCGGAACTCTTTCATCACGTCCGTCAGCTCGTAGTTCATGTCAGCCTCAACGCGCTGAGCAGCTTGCTGCTTCTCAAGGGTCTCTTTGCCCAGAATCTTCGTGCGCACCGGCCCTTGAGCGGGGAACGACTCCGTGATGGCCTCTGACTGGAACCGGACCACGGCCTCGGTAATCATCGGGTGGAACACACCAGACGCGCCGTTCCACGGCTCTGTGCGCTCCTCGACCTGCAAGCCCAGCAGCTTCAAGCCTTCTGTGTACGCTTTCTCCCACTCCTTGCGCGAGTTGCGGTCGTTCTCGATGTCCCCGGCCAAGTCCCCGGCCATTGACTCAATGGCGCTCTCGTCCATTTCTTCGGCCAGATTGACATCAAAGTCGTTCTCGGCCTCAACCTTGGCCAACTCAAGGGCAAAACCCGGGCCTTCGATGCTCACCGCTTCGGGATCAACAATCTCAATTTCAATGCCCTGCTCGTCTTCGGCCAGTGCGTCGATGCCCTGTGGTTGCTGAAAGAGTGCTTTGTCGATGTTCGTTGCCATGTTGATCCTTAATAGTAGGCGGCTACGCGCCCACGGTAAATCTTGTCGTCTTTCTCATCCGAGTCCAGTGAGATAAACCCGCCCTGCCTGAAGCGCAGCAGCGCCTGACTGGTCGTATCCACATAGTCGTCATTCTCGCCTACCGGGAACGCTGCCACCTCTTCGATGACTTCGCGTGCCCAGCGGGTATCCGGTGCCCAGATAATGCCAGAGGTAAACAAGTCTGCAATTGCGTTGACCCGCACCATCTTATCGTTTCCCCGGCTCGGCGTAAACTCTTGCACGGGTATGCCCATCGCCCGCAGCTCTTGTATCAGAGGCCCACCAGCGGCTTTCTTCTCCACGATGAACGCGTCTGGCTCCCACTCTTTCCAGTGCTTGAACGCAATCGCCTTCAACTCCGGGAACGCCATCCTGTCCTTGAACGCGTCCAGCAGGATCACTTGCGGTGCGTTGTTTTCTTCTTCGTTGTACCAGACACCCCAAGTGGTGCACGCCGAATAGTCGGACGTGCTCTTGGTCTCGTGGGCCGTGTCCCAGCTCTGGATGATGTACTCACAAGGCGGCGGCTCGTCTGACTCCCAGATGCGCCAGCTCTTCCTGCTGATGATGGCCGACACGTCCGAGGTGGGCTGCTGCATGTACTGCGCGTTCCAATACCTCGGGTCCATCGATGACTTGGCAGACAGCAGCGAAGCGAGCGGCCACTGCTCCGGCCAGAGCGACTTCTGGTTTTCCGTGCCTTCGTGCAGTATGGCGGGAAGCTCCACGATCTCCCAGCGCGGGGAGTCCGGGTTCTTTACTTGGTAGTCAATCAGCCGCCCGGTCAGGTCCAGCGGCCCCCAGCGGGTCATCACCACAATGATTGCGCCATTGGGCATCAGGCGCTGCAACGGGCCTGTCTGGAACCATGACCACGCCGTGTCAAACGCTAGACGGCTGTTGGCTTTAACGTCCTGCTCAGAGTGCGGGTCGTCGATCAGGAACAGGTCAGCGCCCCGTCCGGCCAAGGCTCCCCCCACACCGGCTGCGTAGTATTGTCCCCCTGCGTCAGTGCTCCATTTGCCTGAAGCCTTTTGGTCTTGCGCCAGTTTGGCGGCGGGGAACACCGTGTTGTAGTCCTCATCCTCCAGCAAATTCCTGACCCTGCGGCCAAAGTCTTCCGACAGGGACGCCGTGTGCGTGCCCATGATGATCTTCTTATTAGGGTAATTACCTAGGAAGTACGCCGGGAACAGGTAGCTCGAGAACTCAGACTTACCCATACGAGGGGCGATGTTGATGATGACCCGCTTCTTTTTGCCGTCGATCACGTCTTGGAAAATCTTGGACAGCTTGCGGTGATGGGGCCCAACCTTGAAGCCGGGGTACACCTTCTTGGCAAAGTCAATCATGTTGAGGCGCGAGTTGTGGAGCGCATTACGCCTTTCACGCTCCTCAAACACCTCCAGCATCTCCATCAGCTCCTGCTTGGCCGCTTTGGTCATCGTCGGCAACGCTGCGCGTATGGCCTTGACCTCTTCCGGTTTCAGATTGAGCGCGTCAAGATTCATCGTCAGTGGGGGCTGGAGGTTCGTCGGATGTTAGTGAGTGCTCACTTTTATCTGACTGGTCTGGCGTGCTGGGCTCGACGTCCGTGATGTCTGCCGTGGTTTCGCCAACGGTGATGTCCACATCTATGACGTTGAGCAGCTTGTCGAGCTTGTCTTGGAGCTTCTGGTCGATCTCGGCGTCCGTCAGATCAGTCTTCTTGACCTCCAGCCTGTCCGTGAACAGCGCCACTTCCGTCACGCGCCCGAGCATCTCGATGGCTTTGAGCCTGATCCGAGCGTCGGGGTGGTTGGTTTCCTCAATGATCTTGGCGACCGCCATACCGCGCATCTGCTTAGCCTGCTCCACAAACTCCCAGTCGTATGCAGACAGCAACGTCACCAGATGCCTGACGGACTCCGGCGTTTTGAGCAGTGTCAACTGGGTTTTGGTGTCGGCGGGGGGCGTATTGTTGGCCAGCGCTGCGAAAACTGTGCGTGCTGCTTTGGCTTCGGCCTCTTGCAGAATCTTTTGGTCGTCTTCGACGCCAAGTTTTTCCAACCACTTGGTCGTATTGACCTGTGCGTTGAGTATTTGGTCGGGCGTTGCCCTGTCCAACCCGGACACGTCCTTGCCGGTGGCTTCCACCACTGGCGGCTCAAATTCTAACAAGTGATCTAACATGCGCGTAGTACCTTGCGGACTCGGAGCCTTTAATGTACACTACTTTTTGAGTGGTGTCTGCGGTTTCGTAGTCATTGCTTCTCCTTGATGTGTGCAAATACATCTTCGCCCGGCTTGTCCGGGCATTTTTTTGTCTGTGTATGTCTAACATTAGACATGGTTTCATGGAATTTTTGCAAAATTTTGTGAGCTTTTTTGCGTTTGACAAAACTGGGGATTATCGGAGGGGAATAGTGTTCATGTGGGACGGCCACGCTGCCCCATATATGGCTTGGTGGGGGGTGGGTGGGGGTCAAAGTAACCCAAAATGCCCCATATTCTGCCCCTCAGAGGCCGATCAAACAGGGGTTTCCATACAATAGGTTTAGCAGTAGGGGATTCGCTCTTACTGCTACATCAACCACGGGTCACAGTGACCCGAACCTAAGAGGTATTTCAAATGACTACAGCAAACAAAGCCGCCGCCTTCACAGCCCTGAACAAGTTCGCCACTGCACGGGTGCAACTCATAGCGGGGCTACGGGATGCAGGCTATACGCTTGAGACGGCACGAGGTGTCGTGATTGAGTGGGCATGCAACAAGGTGGGCTCAGGCAGTAAGGGCTTCAAGGTCAATGATGAGACGGGCAAGGTCACGCTGGTGTCCGGCCATGCCAAGTACGAGACGACAAAGACAGCAGTGCGCGATGTGATGCTGATGCTGGCGGGGACAACACGCCGTGAGTCGAGCACACGCAAAGAGGTTGACCCTGTGGCTCAGGCGCTCAAAGCGCTGTCTAAGTTGACCCCTGCACAGCTTCGCAAAGTGCTGGCGGCTTTCTGATTCGGGTCACAGTGACCCGTTTTTCTGTCAACCGGTGCAGGCGGGGAGCTTGGCCGGTGTTTCTTTTCGTGTCAACCGCCGCCACCGAGCGGCATTTTTATTGGAGATATGACTATGACCCAAAACGAATTTCTCACCTTGTGCCTTGAGCACTGCGTAGACCCGAGCCTTGCGCTTGAAAACCCCGCCATTGTCGAGGCGCTCAAAGCCAGAGACGCCCAAGCCGTAGCAACCATCCTCACCAACGAACTCTGAAAGCAAACCATGAAACAGCACATCAAACATGTCGGCGTCTTGTCCCTCCCATGCGGGGACTACGATCTCTTCGACTACTACCCCACAGACAGGCGTGACTTCAAAATCACCTCGGCTGTGCCCGTGGGCAGACCGACCTGCGGCATCTCCTTTACCTGCGAGGCCAGCTTCGAGCGCTGGCTTGAGCGCAACATGGCTCCCGTGCAGTTGGGTCTTTTCGGGTCACAGTGACCCGCAGACAACAGGGTGCGATAAGACTCGGTACGGAAACGAGATAAGACTCGTACAAAATTGAGATAAGACTAAGTGTCCAGACCGTCCCTTCTTATCGCACTTTGTGCTAAGCACCCAGTACAGCCGCAACCCGCATGGATGCTGGATTCTGGGGGGTAAGTGTCCGCACCCTCTATCTAAATCTTTATATATAATATATATTAGAGAGTGTGTATATGCGTTTGCTCGGGCTTTTGTTTTTACTTAAAGGCTTTGGCTATGGCTAGTTGTTTGTTAGATAGTGAGCTGGACACTTTTTCAAAAAACCTAGCATTCATGCGGCCTGCGAGGTGTCCAGACGCTTAGCACAACATGCGATACAATTCCCACTCTGTCCAAAACTCGGTATGAAAAGGAGATATGACTATGGATTTTCCCAAATCCTACCTGCGAATGAGCGAACGCACCCTACGCAAACACCTTGCAAAACGCAAACTTCCCTTGGGATACGCTGAAAACCTCATATCTCAGGTGATGTCCGAGAGGCACAAGAAGTTCGCGCATCTCGCCCGAGATACGCAACACGCCCGATTGTGGGGCGACCTCATAGCCCCGGCCAAGGCCGAACGCCGCATCGTGCGGAGGATGTTGAGTTTAGATTTAGCCAATAACAGCCCCGAACGCACCCTTGCACTGGAGGCTTATCTCATGGTGCTTGACGCCATCATCGGGCGGCTCGTGCTCAAGGCCAACACATCAGGGGCTACGCCAAGGCAAGTAGCGGAGGAGGCCAACACCCCCAACAAAGGCGAGCACTGGGTGGACTGGATGCCCCAAAAGAAGATCGACCTCATCAAGGAGTACTTCGCCCAGATACCCTACATCAAGGGCGTGAGGCAGAAGACCCCGTTCGAGCGCCGGTGGCCCACGACACAGCACGCCATACACAAGAAGCGCCTGATTGAGCGCACCGACAAGGAGCTTGCCATCCTTGAGCGCCGCATGGCCGTGGAGCTTGCCGATGCTAAGTTGACCGACACGCACATCTTCAAACAGCAGGAGATCAACGACATGCGTATCCAGATCAGCAAGATGCAAGCGGCCATGCACACCATCAAACTACTGCGCCCGACTGACCTCGTGCCGGTGACATGGCACGGCATCGAGTTGCCAGACTGAGGGTTAACCCTGACGGGCTTCCCTATCAACTTTTACAGGGTCACAGTGACCCGAAACCAAAACGGTTAGCAGCCTGCCGACTCAGGCTGCACTTTAAGGAGAAGACAAATGGCACACATGGTTCAAGAAAACAACAAGTGGATTCTGCGTGATGACTGGAGCGTGGAGGATGTAGTCAATGTCATCGAGTGCAACGACATAGAGGGGACAGAGAACTTCACAGAGGATGACTGCGTGATGGTGCTTGAGCTTGTTGCTCGTGCGTTTGATTGCAATGTCGGCATCACATGGGATGTCATAGACGCCGCAGTGCGGCAACACTTAGGAGAAAGCAAATGAAAGAGCACCAACCAGAGAACATGCACTTCTACGCAGCAAGCGTAGCGGACTGGGTAACAACCAACGACAAGCGTGACCTAAGAGGGTTACTAAAGATCATGGACGGGTTCGGGTACTCGTACAACCTGTTCCTTGTGCCCGTTCCCCATAACACCAACTACGAGATCAAGATGTACCAACCCCAAGTCGAGGGCACGCAGTGGCTCGGCTATTTTGAACTAAGAGGAAAGAAGAAATGAAAACATACGGCATCACCATCAGAGCCACAGTCACCAAGACCCTGCGTGTGGAGGCAGACAACGAAGAAGACGCCATCATGATGGCGCATGAAGAGTTCGATGTGGCGAACGACCACAACGATGAGAACTACGAGCAAGACACGCTCGACATAACCGAAGGAGAAGTGAAATGACAGCAATGCACCTAGACCACGACATGCGGCTACAAGCCGCCCGATGCATGGAGCGTGAGGGAGGTAGCTTCGCAGGGCATATCGCCCGAGCGTTTTATGTGGCCGACACGCAGAACGCAGAGAAGTTGTTGACGACATTCGATATGTTGTTCCTCAAGTTTTATGCGGAGCACTGCCGCAACGAGCGCATGAAAGAAAGAGAGGCAATCAAATGAAGACATATCAAGTGGAGTTCAAGCGCACGAGCTTTGTGACTGTCTCAATCGAGGCTGAGTCTGAGGACGATGCCGAACAGAAAGCGTGGGACGAGTTCAACATGGACGAGGGTTACTTCGAGGTAGGTAACGCTGACTGGACGATTGAAACAATCACAGAGGAACTGGAGTAAGCGGGTCACAGTGACCCGCAACAGTATGAGGGTGCTGTCTCACCCTCGCTTTCAGTCAAGTAAAACATCAAGGAGTTAGTTATGCACATGGGATTCACACCAAAAGCCAGAGCGTTTGCTGATGCCGTCAATGTCGTATGGAAAACAAGGCACTGGCATCGAAACCTACAGGACAGATTCCGCCTGCACCCCGCAGTGGCAGCCGCGTTCAACATGCACGACCCCGAGGACTGGCAACAGTTACTGCTTGAGTGGCCGCATGTGGCAACGACCGATGTGACCCGCCTTGCCTACACACGGGATGAGCGAGCAGGCCACGATGACAGGCAGACGCTGACATCACTGGGCAAGTACTTGAAGCAACACTGGCCGAACCTAGCAGACCACCACATCAGGGACTTCGTAGCCAAGTACGCTACAGCGGCTAGCTTTCACATCGAGCGCACCACCGAGGCCATCGTCAACGCAGTGCAGAA